TAGCCGGCCGCACCTGACCAAACCCAGCCCGGCCGCACCCAGCCGCGCCTCGCCGCAAAAAATGGATTGGACGAATCCCTGCCTTGCCTTGCCAGACCTCGCCCCGCCACGCCCGGCCTCGCCAGACCTAGCCGCGCCCAACCCGGCCTCGCCCGAAAATTGATTGAACGAATCCCTGCCTTGCCTCGCCGTGCCCCGCCCAGCCGAACCAGACCCGACCGCGCCGAGCCTTGGCTTGCCCAGCCGCGCCCTGCCGGACCCAACCTGAAAATTTGAAAACAATTCCCTGCCTTGCCGCGCCGCGCCAGACCCAACCGCGCCGTGCCATGCCCGGCCGCGCCTCGCCATGCCGCGCCCCGCCGTAAAAAATTGATTGATCGAATCCCTGCCTTGCCGTGCCTCGCCATAGCCGGCCGCACCTGACCAAACCCAGCCCGGCCGCACCCAGCCGCGCCTCGCCGCAAAAAATCGATTGAACGAATCCCTGCCGTGCCACGCCGCGCCTCGCCCGACCAGGCCACGCCTCGCCAAGCCCTGCCTAATAAGGCCGTCGCAAAAATCGATTGAACAAATCCCTGCCTTGCCCTGCCGTGCCCGGCCGCGCCTCGCCACGCCTAGCCACGGCTTGCCTGACCCCGCCGCAAAAATTGATGAACTATTCCCTGCCTCGCCTTGCCGTGCCCCGCCGCACCCGGCCAGACCGCGCCGAGCCGGACCTGACCAAGCCAAGCCTCGCCTGACCTGACCGCGCCAAAAACCTGACTGCAATCTTTGAAAACAATTCCCTGCCTTGCCGCGCCGCGCCGCGCCTCGCCCCGCCAAGCCTTGCCAAGGCTTGCCATGCCTCGCCGTGCCTCGCCAAATTGCTGCCGTTGAAAAATTCATTTGAACTATTCCCTGCCTTGCCGTGCCTCAGCTCGCCCCGCCTCAATGAATCGCGTACTCCACGACGCGGAAGCGACCGAAACGTGGTCGGTAATCTCCACATCCAATTCGATTTCCGGCGTCGGCCAGAATGTCGACGATCAACCGCGGGTTTTTGATCAGCTGAATGTCGTGTTCGATCGTGCACGTCGCCGACCATTGTTCGAATTTTGGTCTGGCACGCACGACACCGGCGCGCATGACGCGAACGCGGCGGCGATCGATGGCGTAACTGGTCAGCGGACTGCCATCGACCGGATGCACGAGTGGCACCAAATCCTCGACGGCGCTGATATGAGCAAGCGCACTGCGCATTGAAGCGCGCTTGATCTTCCAGGCCGATGCTGCAGCCAGCACCGCGCCGACAAACATTTCGCCCTTCATGCAAAGATTGCCATTTTCGTCACGATAGGTGCCGGCCTCTGCCTCAACCTCCGGCTCCGGGATGCGCGTGCCGCGCTTGGCGTCGACGTTGGCGCCAATTGATGCCGGGTTATGGGTGAGCAGCGGCTTGATGCCGACGACTCTGAAAGTCACCTTTCCGCTGATTGGCGGCTCAGTCTCCAGCTTGGTCATCGGTGGTGTGGTCACGTCGAGCATTGGTTGGGTTCTCCTCGGTTTTTTTATGCAGCACGTTCGTCGGATTCGTCTTTGATGGCTCGCAAAACACGGAAACTTTTTTCCGGCACGACATATTGCTTTCTGGTTTGCAGCTTGTAGGTGAGCCGCCAGCCTTGAACGATTGCCGCCTCGGAATCCTGCAGCCGAAATTTCACTTCGGTTTCGATGGCATCGCGGCGCTTCTCAAGTTCGGCGAGTTGTTCTTTCAGCTGCTCGCGTTCGGCCAACAGAACAGGCAAATTGTTGTCGGTGCGAAGATCGGCGACCTTGCCGGGCTGCTCGCGCGGATAGATGATCGGCAACAGCGCCGCGTCGCGATCGAAGTCGAGCTTGGGCGCGCGGCCGGCGGCGATGTCCGACCAGAATTGTTCGACGGTGTCCTGGATGCGCCGCTCGGCCGCCGGGTGCCGCGGCACGACGTAGGTGTAGAGCTTGAACTGATAGCCATCGCACACCAGCGCGGCGATCAGCCCCAGCTCCACCTTCATCAGCATCATTTCCGTGAGCGCCTGCAGCGTCACCCAAGTCGGCGGCGTGTCCTCGGTCCAGCTCCGTCGAAACACATGCGGCGCGGTGGTTTTGGTTTGCAGGACGCCTTTTTTGCCGGCCGGGTCGATGACGTGGAAATCCGGCGTGCAGCCCAGCCGCAGCTTCGGCGCGCGGGCGTAGAGGTGCGCCTTGTTGATTTTCCAGCCTGGGTGCTCCTCCAGGAATGCTTGCGCGACTGCGTTCTCCAGCAGCCGGCCGCGGCGCATCGCGATCGTGTCCTCGACCTCCGGCATGGCGACGCCGGTATGTTTGGCGAACAGGCCCATCGCGGTTTCGTACGGGTGCAGGCCGAACAGCGCCGCGACCACTGACGCGGTGATGTCGCCTTCGCGCAGCGCCAACCATTGCTCACGCGTGACGATGCGATGCTTCTGGATTTGCAGACGGCGTGGCCGCGGCAATTTCATCGCAGGCTCCAGACATTTTCGTCGGAAGCTCGGCAGACCACCGTCTAGAGAACGGGTTCCAATGTCGATAGGGAGCAAAATCGGGGAGCAGGAACGCCGCACGCAGAACAAGAAGGTCGCCTAGCTCGTGTCGCGGATCATGGGCAACCTATTGCAGATGACAACATGAAACTTGATGCAGATAATTTGCTAATGAAATGCAGATGAAAGTTCAGATACGCCGATGGCATCGGCATAATTGACATTGCAGGGTTCGAATTTTTGATCCTTTGGATTACAAAACTAACTCTTGTGAAAATGCACATCTGCGTTTCAAATTTCGCAATGCGGCTTCGCTTGCCTAAGCCGGTCAGCGGTCGCAAGGTAAAGCTCTAAGCTGACTTTTTGCTATCGATTCAACGCCGCGCCGGGGTTCGCCCCTGCGTGCGCGGCATCCTATTACCGTCAGGGAGCACATGCATGGCGCGTGCCACGGGGTCAAACCAGTTCGACGCTGAGCAGATCAGCCGGTTCCTTGATGCCATCGATCGCGAAGATGACACGCTGTTGACGCTGGCCAGCGACCACATGGCCAAGTGCAAGGGCCCGCGGGCGCGGATTCGCGACACCATGAAAGCGGCCAAAGAGGCCGGCCTGAACATGGCGAGCTTTCGCACCGTGGTCGCCCAGCACCGCAGCGAGCGCAAGATCGAGGAAAAAATCGCCAAGCTCGAGGAGGACGATCACGCCGATTTCCTTCAGATGAAAGAGGCGCTCGGCGAATTCCTCGACACACCGTTGGGCCAGGCGGCGGTCGATCGCCATCCGGCGGCGCGCAGCGAAGACCTCGACAACTTGAGCAGCGGCTAAGCTGATGATCCCCGACGAGCGCCGACCGACGTGTCCGAGTTGCGGGCAGCTGCTGACCGCCTACCGGCTTGGCGTGCGCTTGGGCCCGCTGCGGGCGCGGCTGTTCGATTGCATCAAGCGCGCCGGGCCTGACGGTATCGCCGCCGCGGATTTGTTCGAGCTGATTTTCGCCAGCCGCAACGTCGGTCGCCAAGCGCTCAAGGCCCACGTGTGGGCGATCAACATGCTGTTGCAGGACACCGACTGGAAGATCGGCAGCAACCGCGGCCGCGCGTACTGCCGCTACTGGATTGAACGCCGCACCATGAAAAGGGGACACCATGGACCAGACCACGCCCACGCGCGACCTCGACAAGGCCAGAAAATTCCGCGAACTCGCCGAAGCGCGAGTATCGGCGACGATATGGCGAATTCGGCAAATCGGTAAGCTCGCCCGCCGTACCAGCTACGCCTTCAATCAAGAGCAGCTCGAGGCGATTTTCAAAGCGCTGCGCGACGAAGTCGACGCCGCCGAAAAAGCCTTCGCGCCGCCGCCGCCCAAGGAAAAGTTCGGCCGCCAGCACACGTTGTTCAAGCTGGAGGACTGAGCCATGGCCGCGGAAGCGCTCGACCGCATGCTGGTGCGGCGCTGGGTGACGTTTGCGATGACGCTGCGCTGCGACCATTGCGGCATCGCCATGTTCGAAGACGAAGCGCCGGCCCGCAAGGCCGCCGAGTCATTGATCCGCGACGGCCAGACCGATCCGTTGATCATGCGGGAATATCACATGCTGTGCGTCGAGTGCGAAGACGATGAGGCGATCGTATGAGCGAGCTGGCCAAGGCGATCAAAAAGATTCGCGCCGACCTGGTCTGGCGCGGACCGACCGGCCGTCAGGCCGGCGTGATCGTGCTCGATCGCGCCATGGCGGAGGTGGTGCTGGAAGCGCTGGAGAAAAAGCAAAAGCAACCGGAGCCGGTCAAAGCATGAATGCGGCCACGCTGTTTTCCGGAATCGGTGCGCCAGAGGTTGCCATGCCGCATTGGCGCTGGCTGTGGCATGCCGAAGTCGAGCAATTTCCGAACGCGGTGCTGTGCTTGCGGCATCCGCAATCGATCAACCTCGGAGATGTCAACGCCCATGACTTCACGCAAAGGGCCGAAGCCGTCGGACGGCCAGACATCATTGTTTTCGGAAGCCCCTGCCAGTCATTCAGCATCGCCGGAGAACGTCTTGGCCTGGATGATCCGCGCGGTAACTTGGCGCTCATCGCCCTGGGAATTGTTGACCGACTTAAACCCGCTTGGTTCGCCTTTGAGAATGTGCCCGGACTCCTGTCATCAGGAGATGGACGGGACTTTGGTGCCTTTGTCCGGACGGTGGATGAACTCGGGTATTCTGGCGCATGGGCAAGCCTGGACGCGCAATGGACCGGAGTGGCGCAGCGGCGCGAGCGTCTGTTTTTTGTCGGACACCTTGGAGACTGGCGACGTGTCGCCGCGGTACTTTTTGAGCCGGAAAGCTTGTGCGGGCATCATCCGCCGCGCCGCCAGCCGGGGCAAGGAGCTGCCGCGGCAATTGCAGGCGGCGCTGCAGGCGGGAGCGAATGCGACGGCGTGACCGCCGACGTGGCCGACCCGATCAGCGCCAACGAAGCCAAGACCTACACCCACGAAGGCACCAACAATTTCCGCATGCACAATTTGGTGTTCGGCGGCAACAACACCGTCGGGCCGATTGACGTGGCGACGGCTTGTCGCGCCAAGGGCGGCAGCGGCCATTTCGATTTCGAAAGCGAGAGCTTTGTCGCCACGGTCGGCACCGGCATGGTGCGGCGGCTGACGCCGCGCGAGTGCGAGCGGCTGCAGGGCTTCCCCGACGATTACACGCTGGTGAATTATCGCGGCCGGCCGGTTTCCGACGGCCCGCGCTACAAGGCGCTGGGCAATTCGATGGCGGTGCCGGTGGTGCGCTGGATACTCAGCCGGATCGAAGCGGTGGAGCAATTATGAAACGCTCTGCCGCAGCATCAGCTCCCGGTGTGCGCCGCGCGGCGCAGCACCTCATCGATCATTTCCTCGGTCGCCATGTCGGCGTCGGATATGTCGATGCCAAGCTCGCGGGCGAAGATGTGAAAGGCTTCCTCCGCCGCGGCTTGCCGATCGGAGCCCCAGTCATCGCCGCCGTCGCGCTCGCGATTGCCGGGCGGAAAGATCGGCTGGGGGCGCGCCGCCTCGGCGAGCGCGTGCAGCTTTTTGCGCTGTTCGTCGGTCATGGTTCAGCTCCCGGCGCGCGCCGCGCGGTCGACAACGGCCTCGGTGTTGTAGGGATATTTCTTGATGAACGCGGGAATGTCGTGCTCGGCCTCGCCGGCAAGCCTGATGATGCCCTTGAGGTCCTTGGCCTCGGTGCAAGCAACCTCGCAGAATTCGGCATCGTAGACGCCGATCATGTACGGCTCATCGAGCCGCTCGCCCAGCTCGACGCCGTCAAGAACGGTGATCCAAACACAATAGCCGTTGATGACGCGCTCCCAGGCAAGGCAGCCGCCGCCGGTGTGGCGCACTTCAAAGCCGGCGCGCGTCATGCGCTTGCCGACCGTGCTGCGGTAGGCCGCGGCCTCGGTCCGCTCCAGCCAATTGAAAAACCGATCGGTGTCGCTTGTCATGATTCAGCGCTCCACGATGTCCCAGCGCCGGCAGAAGTCCCGCAGCCACGCGTGCTGCGCCTCGGTCAGGCTTTCGTCGAACAGATGTTCGTCGGCGGAGCCCAAGTTGAGGCCCTGCGATTCGTTCCATTGCTGATATTCGTCGATCAGCGAATCCAGCGCCTTATCGTCGGCGTAGCCGGCCGACATGGCGAAATCAAAAAGCTCGCGCTCCAGTTTTTCCAGGTCATCGCTGATCCATTCGTCGCGGCCGATCATCAGATACCACTGGCCGCGGGCGCGGGCGTTGTTCGGCCAATCCGGCCGCACCTCTTCGATGTAGAGCGCGCCGAGATAGAGCAAGCCGCTGGCCGGCGATTTGTCCTCTTCCCATCGTGCATCATCGAGCGCTTTGCCCAGGTCGGCGCATGGCCGGCGGGTTGCCTGAAACTGTTCGAACGTCATCATCGATTTCTCCTCTCCGCTCTATATAGGTCATTCTGGCCGCTGCGTCAAGCTGCCGAAATCGCCGGTATTTCAGGGGGTTGCCATGTATGACGGGCCGACCCCGATCGTGGTCACTCTGACCTATGCGCAAATCAGCATGGCCGCGCACGTGGCGGTGATGCGCTTGACCAGCAACATGAAAGCCGGCCGCAAGCCGCGCAACGGCGCCAGCCGGATATGGGACATGGACGTCAACGGCGCCTGCGGCGAGCTGGCGACGGCGCTCTGGCTCAATCTGTTCTGGTGCGGCGCGCTGAACAATTTCGAGGCGCGCGATGTCGGTGGCCTGATCGACGTGCGGGCCGGCTCGAAAGCCGACTACCGGCTGATCCTGCACGACGATGATCCGGATGACGTGCCGTTCGTCAACGCCTGGGTCGAGCTGCCGATCGTCAAGCTGGCCGGCTGGGCGTTTGCGCATGAAGGCAAGCGTCGCGAGTTCTGGCAGGACCCGCTGGGTTTTCGGCCGGCGTATTTCATGCCGAACAAGTTGCTCCACCCAATGGCAGAGCTGCGCCAGTGGGTGGAGCGCGTGGGGGTGATGGAGGTCAGCACATGAGCGGCTTTCTTGCCTCGATCGTGCAGCGTTGGCACCGCCTGCTATTGATATTCCGTCGCCGGCCGCTGCCGGCGCCGCCACCGCCGGCCGTGGTTGAGGCGCCACCGCCGCCGCCACTGCCACCGGCAACGCCGTTGCCGCCGGCCGACGCGGATTTGCGGGATGATGACCAGGTGGTGCTGCGCTACGACGATGTGCCGCAAAAAGTGCGGCGCAAGCCGGATGTCTGGTTGCCGGGCCGTGCGCCGAAAAAGCGTGAGCGCAAACCGCGCGATCCCAATGTGCCGGCAGCGCCGCCACGCCCGCGCCGGGCCAAACAACAAGTTGCCACGGCTGGCGCCGGTGCGGTGTGGGATATGAGCCGGGCTGGCGTCGAGGAGGCCGGCACGTTCTATTTCCGCGGCGCGCTGCTCAACGATCTGCCGCGGTATTTCCGGTCGTTGCGCCGGCTGCGCGGCGCCGATCCGAATTCTTATCATCTGTGCTCGACCATCGGCATGAGCCTGATGCCGGTGCGGATGATCGGTTTCATCGGCGAGCTGCCGGTATGGTGGCATGATGCCAGCAAGCGACCGAATTTCGGCGCGGCGTCGTTTGCCGATCACGACCTGGATGAGGGCAACACGCTGCGGCTGACCTACTTCCAGCACGTGGCGATTCCGTCGGCGGACGTCGAGCCGACCAGCGGTCAGGTCTATCGCGTCACATGCTACTTCGACGATTTCAATACAGAGCAACATCCGACCAGGCGGCGCGCGCCGAAATGGCTGCGCAAGCACGGCGTTTGCCTTTGCTATTACGTCAGCGTTGACGTTGCCAGCAAGGTCAGGGTGCTGAGGCAGCTGCAGCTGCGCTATCAGCATGTCAGCTATCGCAGCGGCCAGCATTCGCCCAGCAACCGGCCCAGCAGCTCGAACGGCAGCCGCACCCGCAAAATGCGGTTCACCCACTCGATTCCGATGAAGCTATGGGACTATCCGGAATTCATGCGTGACTGGTATCGCGAGCGGTTTGACGATCGCAACGACCCGCGCACCAAGGACGATGAGCAGATGGCGCGGCACTTCGCGCGCACATTCATTTGCATCACCAGCTTTGCCAACGCCAACGACACCGGTGTGCGCGTGGCCATCACCGCCCGCGATGGCCTGTGCGCCAGCTTTGCCTTGGACATGAAACGGTCGGCGTATTTTTTCAAGGACCGCGACGTGGTGCTGACCGCGCAAGGCAAGCGGGCACGGGTGTTTCACGTGGTGCGGCCGCACATCCGGCATCTGCAGGATGGCCGCGAGCTGCCGCTGAAAATGCACTTCCGGGGTTTGCGCAAATTCCCGTGGGGCGAATACCAAGTGCACATCACCGTGCCTGGTTTGCATCACTCGCCGCTGATCGAGCTGATGCCGGAGCTGTACGACTACAAGACCGCGCTCGGCCTCGGCCACGATGAGAAAGACCTGATGACCACCAAGGCCGCCGCCAAGGAAATCCGCGAATATCTGGAGCAGTCGTAGGTTAGGCTGATGGCAAAAAACAATATTGCAGACCGAATGTTGGATTGGGTTGAACCAGCTTCAAACCTGATCTGGAAGCAATTGAAGATTAAAAATATCGAGGCGCTGTGCAGTCAGTGTGATCGGGAGTTTGACGAAAACGATCTGGCGGCAGCAAGTGTGGTTGCAACGTCGCGCGCCAATTTCAGTGTTGTGGCGGATAAGATCAGCTCTCGGCGATCCTTCGCTGTGGGGAAGGAGATTGAGACTAGCATTGCGAAGATTCAGAAAAAGCTTGCACGAGAGATTGGAAACGACAAAGCAGAGCGCACGATGGCCGCTGCGATCGGTTTTGTGAACTGCAGGATGCTGGTCAACATCATTGTCATGCGTTCGGTCACGAAAGAAATCGAACGAATTATCGAGGAGGAGGACGAAAAGGATCGCCGTAAGAAGATCGGGGCTAGGCAACCATGACCGACATTCTGGCCCTCGACATTGCGACGGTGACCGGCTGGGCCCGCGGCCGCGTCGGCGAGGAGCCGCGTTGCGGTTCGATTCGATTCTCGACCAAGGGTGCGTCACAGCTGGCGATCTGCGGCCGCGCACTCGACTGGATGATTCAGACGCTGAAGCCGCCGCTGCCCGACGTGGTGGCGATCGAGGGCTTGCTGCCGCCGCACACCATCAAGAAGCAATCGAATGTCGATCATGACTTGCTGGCGCAGTTGCACGGAATTGTGCTCGGCGTCTGCTTCATGCGCGGCATCTACAAAGTGAATCGGCACGCGCTGCCCAGCATCCGCGCGCACTTCATTAACGGTCCGTGCGCCAAGGGTCAGGCCAAGCGCATGGTGATCGAGCGGTGTCGTTGGCTCGGCTGGCTGGAGGCAGCCGACGATGACGCTGCCGATGCGTTGGCCGTCTGGAGTTATCAGGCGGCGCTGATCGACCCCGAACAGACGATCCGGATTTCCCCATTATTCCGCAAAAATTTTTTGACGAAAAAGCTTGGATTGGCTGCAGACACAAAGGCTTAGGAAGGTGACCCGTGGCGACCATTTCCGACGCTGGTCATGCCCTTGCGGCGCTGATCGAGCCCGTAGCGCGCCTGCTGCTGGGCGAGCCGAACACGCGGCTGTCATCCGATCATGAACTTCGTTACGGCAGCCGCGGCAGTTTTTCGATCGATCTGCAAAAAGGTGTTTGGCACGACCACGAAACCGGCGAAGGCGGTGGCGTGCTCGATCTGGTGCAACGTGAGACTGGGCTGACCGAAGCGCGCCGTTGCGTGCAGTGGCTGGAAGAGGCCGGCTTTGATCTTGAGCGCGAGCAGCCGCCGCGCAAGGGCAAGCCCAAGCCCAAGGACAAAGATAACGGCAAGGGCTCGCACTTCAACATCGTTGCCACCTATGACTACACCGACGAAATCGGTCATCTGCTGTTTCAGGTTTGTCGGCTCGATCCGAAAGATTTCCGCCAGCGCAAGCCTGATCATGGTGGCTGGTCGTGGTCGGTGCGCGGCGTGCGCAACGTGCCATACCGATTGCCGGAGCTGCTTGAGCAATTGGCGGAGCAGCATGTTGTGTTCGTGGTCGAGGGTGAAAAGGACGCCAACAATCTTTGGCAGCTCGGCATTCCGGCGACCACCAATGCCGGCGGCGCCGGCAAGTGGCGTGCGGAGCTGAACGAATTTTTTTCCGGCGCCGACGTGGTGATCATCGAAGACAACGACCCACAGAAAAAACATCCGAAGACCGGCGAGCTGATGTTTCATGACGATGGCCGGCCGATCCTGCCCGGCCAGGATCACGCGCAAGCGGTGGCCGCGGCGCTCGACGGCATCGCCACACGGGTGCGGGTGCTGAAGCTCGTGCAATTTTGGCCGGCGATGCCGCTCAAGGGCGACGTTTCCGATTGGCTCGAGCACGGCGGCGGTTCGCCCGAGATGCTGTTCGAAATTATCGAGCAGCTGCCGGATTGGCGGCCACCGGCCAAGCCACCAGAGCAGCAACCACCGCCGCCCGAATGGGGCGAGCTGCCCGCGGTCAGCGATCTGCCGCCGCTCGACGTCATGGATTTGGTGGCGCTGCAGGGCGTGCCGGTGCCGCTGCAGCGCTGGCAAGTGCCGGGACTGGTGCCGTCCTGCAATGTCAGCCTGCTGTCAGGCGACGGCGGCATCGGCAAAACATTGCTGATGCAACAGCTCGCGGTCGCCACCGTGCTCGGTCGTGACTGGATCGGATTGTTGCCTGAACCAGGTCCGGTGCTGCTGATTTCAGCGGAGGATGACGTCAACGAAATTCATTTTCGGCTGGACAAAATTATCCGCCGCTATGGTGCGAGCTGGACCGACCTCAAAGACCTCCACATTATTTCGCTGGCCGGCAAGGACGCAGCGTTCGCGGTCGCCGGCAACAATCACATCGTCAAACCCACATTGCTCTGGTTTGCGATCTGTGAACTGGCCCGGCGTATCCGACCGAAAATGATCGGCATCGATACCGCGGCCGACGTGTTCTTGGTCGAGGAGCGCGATCGCGCGCAAGCCCGGCAATGCATCTCGCTGTTGCGCGGCCTCAGCATGGAAGTCAACGCCGCAACGCTGCTGCTGTCACATCCAAGTTTGCACGGCATTCAATCGGGCAGTGGCCAGAGCGGCTCAACCGGATGGAATAATTCGGTGCGCTCGCGGCTCTACCTCTACACGCCGCAGGATGACGAAATCGCGACAAGCAAAGACATTCGCGTGCTCGAAACCAAAAAAGCCAACTACACCGCGCACGGCCAACAGGTCCGGTTGAAATGGAATGAAGGCCTGTTCGAGCTTGAGAGCAGCGGGCAACCGCAAACCGCCTACGACAAGGCGTCGGTCGAACAACGCGCGCTGTCAATTTTCAAGGCGCTGCTCAACGTCCACAACAACGGCGACATCCCGGTCAGCGCCACCATGGGCGCCCGCAATTACGCGCCAACGGTGTTCGCCAGAATGGATCAAGCAAAGCTGCTGGCACCCAATCACAAGGGACGAATGAACCTCCTGCGCGACGCAATGTACGCCCTGCTGAAGACCGGCGAGGTGGCCAACGGCCAGGGTCCAGCCTGGAAACCGCCCTCAAAACAGACCGCGTGCCTCTACACGGTGAAGTTGCCGGAGCCTGAATTTATCCAGGAGGAGTTGAAAATATGACTGCCGCACCTTCCGCACCCCCTGCCGCACCCCCTGCTTCACCGGGTGTCGCACCCCCTGCCGTACCCCCTGCCGCACGTCGAAAAAGCTGCCGCACCCCCTGCCGCACCCCCTGTGCCTCTGTCCCCTTATATATCCTAGCGCGTTCGCTACGGCGTAACGCGCGCCTCATAGAGGCGCACGCCTTGCTCACGCTGCATTGCGGTAGATCGGTCAGTGATGCTGACCGTTATGAACTAACCCCGACGATTGTTCATAACGGCGAGGTGCGATCATGACCCGCCGCACCCTGCCGCAGCGCCGGCATGCCGAAACTTTTGAATTGAAGTTCGGCGCCAATCAAACCGTCTTCCAGGTCACGCTGGGACGCTACGCCAACGGCGACCTTGGCGAGGTCTTCATCAGCAACGCCAAAGCTGGCAGTGAGCTGGATGCAATCGCTCGAGATGCTGCGGTGTTGTTGTCGATCGCGATCCAATTCGGAATTCCGCTCGACGTCATGCGCCATGCGATCACGCGCGAAGCAAGCGGTGCCGCCTCCACGATTATCGGCACGCTGCTCGATCGGCTGGAGGCGTGACGTGAAGATCATCCAGCACCCAGCGATGAAACCGGGACTCGTCGCGCTGCGACGTCGACACAAAATCGTTTGGATGGGTCCGCTGTCGCTGGCAGCACCGTGGACCAAGGTCGAGTGCGACGCCATCATCGTGGCGCCAGAAGACTACGCCAAAATAAAACAGCTCGCCGAAGAGGACATGCAATGACCTGGTTTGGGTATCGGCTTTCGATGTGGGGCCCGCCGCTCGCGTTCAAAACCGAAGTGCAGCCGTCGGCCAATCTCACACCGGTCACGCGATACGATCACGAATATCCCAATCGACAAATTCGCAAGCTCACTGATGCCGACGCGGCGTTGACGATCGATGCGTTGAAGCAAAAATTTCCGTACGTGAGGGAAGCATGAGCTACTGGGCCGTTGCTCAGACCGAACCGCAGCGCGAGCACATCGCGCGAGTGTTCCTGATGCGTCACGGCTATGAGACTTACGCGCCGAGAGTCAAAATTCAGGGACGTGTGGCGCGGCTGTTCCCGACCTATATTTTCATCCGGATAGTCGACCGCTGGTATCCCGCGCGGTGGTCCATCGGCATCCAACGGATTCTGATGGCCGGTGAGGTCCCGGCAAAAGTCCCGGAGCGCGTCTTGAAGGATTTACGCGAGCGCGACAGCGGTGGCTTCGTGAAGCTGCCGCCAGCGAACAGATTGCGCATTGGCGCAAAAATGCGCGTCCTGCGCGGACCGTTTGCGGGCCACATCGGCCTTCACGACGGAATGTCCGGAGCTGACCGGCAACGCGTGCTGCTCGAGCTTTTGGGCCAGCACGTCAGCGTGGAAATGCCGGCGCGCGATATTGTGCCGTTGCCGTATTGAGCCCACCGCCGCTTGCGTCTGCAACGGTCTTGCGCTACTAGCGAAACACCCAACCGAAAAAAATGGCTTTGCTGCTCAAGCGGATGGCTCGAAAACCGAGTCCCGCCGGTGTGCAGCGCGTTCGCTCCCGTAGCGGTTTTTCGGTTGGGTAGTTTACCGCTGCGGCTCTCGGTGCTAGGCGCCTTGTCCTCCCTCCTCCGACCCAGCTCGCGGCAAAGTCCCCCGATTTTTCCCGCATGCGCGGTCATTGGCGCCTAGCACCAATTTTCCCAGTTTGTTCTCGGTGCCCGGATTTTCGGGTAATTTCATATCCACGGTCGGGTTGCTGTTCCGTTCACGCCTGCCGATTTAATTTCCACTGGGGCGGACCATGTTCGGACGAAAGCCCCCTCACGATGAGTGGTACGGCACGGCCCGCTGGAAAAAGCGCCGTCGTGCGCAGCTGCTCCGTGAACCGCTGTGCGCCATGTGTTTGGCCAAGGCTTTGGTGGTGCCGGCGGAGGTGGCCGACCACGTCATCCCCCACAGGGGTGACCCGAAACTGTTTTGGTTTGGGAAGCTCCAGTCCCTATGCGCCAACCATCACAACAGCGCTAAAAAGGAAATGGAAACAAGGGGTTATGCCTCAGACATTGGCATAGATGGGTATCCTATCGATCCCATGCACCCTGCAAATCGTGTTTAGGAACAAGGACTTACACCTACAACCCTGCCGTGCTGGCCTATATACGTGCACAGTGTTGACACAATCCCACAACCTAGAGTTCTAAGGGGTTCCGAGTGCGCAACTTTATTTCGAGGTCATTTTGACCGTTGCAAGCCATTGATTTGATTGAGGAAATAGCGCTGCGTTTTCGGGAAAAAGATTGAACAATATCAATGGGTTACAAAGTGGGTTTGGGTCCATTCAATAGGAAGGGCGTGGGTGAGCTGTAATCGCGACCCATTCCCTTCCTTCGTCCAGGGGGGCCGGGCCGCATGGGCGGCCAGCTGCGGCCAGCTGGCAAGGCATGGGGCCGGGGGGGATGTCCAAATTAAAATAGATAGGACAGAATTCCAGCGCGGCGGCGCTGCAAAATTTCCATTTCACAAAGGGGGTCGTTTGGGGTTTTTTCTTCCAAAGTTCCAACAATGAGGCGCAAATGCGGCACAAGCCTAAAAAGGGCATACGACAGGTTGCAAAGGGTTGTGCCGGGGAACCCGAGGAACTTGGTCTGCAACCTGTAGCATACACTGCGGAACTTCCTGGCGATCGCCCGCCCGCCCCGGAATGGTTTGAGGCTGACGAACGCGCCGAATGGACTGCCATTGTCGACCGCATGCCTTCGGGCTGGTTTACGCGCGAGACACATCAATTGCTTGCCGAGTTGTGCACGTTGACGTGCCTGTCCCGGAAGGTGACCGAGGAGTTGCAGGCGGTTCGGCAGAGGTCGCTTTCGATCCCCGCGCACATGGCTGACTTCGGTCGGCTGACCACGATGAAAATCCGGCTGACCAGCGCGATGGCGAACGTCGCGTCGAAGCTGCGCCTGACCCATCGAAGCCGCTACGACGCGAGAGCCGCAGCCGATGCCGAAAAGAAGGGCACTCGACACCAAAAACCGTGGGAGCTTGGGCGCGGAGATAATCCAATGGATCGAAGCCGCGTGCTTCGTCCCGGAGGGCGCGCTAGTTGGCCAGCCGCTGATTCTGGCGCCGTGGCAGCGCCGCGAGATAATCAGAATCTACGACAACCCCGCGGGGACCAGGCGCGCGATCCTGTCGTTCGGCCGCAAGAATGGCAAAACCGCGCTGGCCGCGCTGCTGATGCTGGTGCACTTGCTGGGCCCGTGCCGGCGGATCAACAGCCAACTATTCAGCACGGCTCAGAGCCGCGACCAGGCGGCGCTGATCTTTCGGCTGGCAGCGAAAATTGTGCGCATGTCGCCGATATTGTCGGCGGCGACCGTGATCCGTGAAGGATCGAAGCAGCTGATCTGCGAGGAGGTTGGCAGCGTCTATCGCGCACTGAGTGCCGAGGTGCCGACCGCGTTCGGCTTGTCGCCAAGCTTCACGATCCACGATGAGCTGGGCCAAGTCCGCGGTCCGCGCTACGCGCTGTACGAAGCGCTCGAGACAGCGACCGGCGCGCAGTCCGATCCACTCTCAATCATCATCAGCACGCAAGCGCGCACCGACGCGGATTTGCTTTCGATCCTGATCGATGACGCGTTGCGCGGCGACGATCCCTCGACCGTGGTTTCGCTTTACACCGCGCCAATGGAAGCCGATCCGTTTGCGCTCGCGACGCTGCAACTGGCGAACCCGGCGCTCGGCAACTTTCTCAATCCGCGTGAGGTCATGGCGATGGCTGAGGATGCACGCCGC